AGCCGCGGTCAAGGCCGGGGAAAGCATCATGGTGGTTGGCTGCGGTGGGCTCGGGGTGAACCTGATCCGCGCCGCAAGGCTGGCCCACGCCGGCACCGTCTTTGCAACCGACGTTCACGAGCGAAAGAAGCCGGTAGCAATGGCGATGGGGGCCGACCACTACGGAATGCCAAAGGGAAGCCGCTGCGACTGCATCCTAGACACGGTAGGCTCGCCAGAGTCCATTGCTGCCAGTTTCCCGCACTTGGGGCCATCGGGCCGGTATATCCTCATAGGCCAGCCAGCGCCCGGCAAATCGGTTTCTTTGCCCAACGCGCGGCAAATGTTCGACGGGGAAGGCCAGACCTTCCGGGCCACCCAAGGCGGCGGCTTCCGGCCTGACTTGGACATACCGCGATACCTTGAAATGCACCGCCGGGGAGACCTGAAAGTTGACGATCTCATCAGCCATCGTTTGCCACTGGCCGAAATCAACCAGGGGTTTGACCTCCTGCGCGCCGGGGAGGCGTCCCGCATCCTGATCGAAATGACATGACCGCCGCTGACCTGATAGCTTTCGAAGACCGCATCCGCGCCAAGTGGGAAGCTGGCGAGCTGCCGTGCCTGCTCCACCTGTGCGGGGGAGACGAGGAACAGTTGCTCACTGTTTTTGGCAATGTGATGCCGGGTGATTGGGTGTTTGCGACCCACCGAAACCACTACGCCGCATTGCTCGCAGGCATCCCGCCCGAACGAGTTGAAGCGCTGATCGACGCCGGCAAGTCGATGTTCGTTTACGACCGGAGCCGACACTTTCTTTCGAGCGCCATCCTTGGCGGGACTTGCGGCATCGCGGCCGGCGTGGCATTGGACATCAAGCGGAGCGGCGGGAAAGAAAAGGTTTGGTGCTTCCTTGGCGATGGGGCAGAGGAGAGCGGCCACTTTTACGAGGCTGCGATGTTCGTCGAGGCGCAGCGCCTTCCCTGCACATTTGTCATTCAGGACAACGAGCGGCAGGTCGACACCGACAAGGCGACGCGGCGCGGCGACAGCGACAACCCAACCCATAACCCATGGGAACGCTTCCTTTGCGTGCGGCGCTACTTCTACAAGCCGACCTATCCCCATGCCGGAAGCGGCGCGAACTTCAAAATCACGTTCAAGCCGGAAGCGATTGAACGAATGCGGCAAGAGTAGTGAGCGACTTTGACAGCACCCAGCTTCTGTCCGATTGGGATTCAGTCCTCAACGCGGCCGGCTCCCTGACGGCAACCACGGGTGGCGTTACTTTTGACGGAGTGTGGGCGCAGCGGAACGACGCTCTGGCCCAGCTCGAGGAACAGCTGCGCGACGAGAAGCGGTTCACAGTCTTCACGACCTACACAGAACTGGCAACCCCGCCGACAACCCGGCAGACCGTTGTTCGCTCCGGCGTTACCTACTTTGTCGAGGCCGTGCGGCTGGACGCGGAGGGCGTGGGCATCGAGTTCGACGTGAAGACGATCCCATGAACCTATCGTTCCAAGTCGATACGGGCGGGCTCGAGGAGAAACTTTACCTGCTTGGCAAAGAGGCTGGCGCAGCGCCCGGCGTCGTCTTCAAGGAAGAGACGAAGCAAATCGCGCAACAGATCGTCAAACTCACCCCGCCGCGGAACCTAGCCCAAGGGCGGCGCGCGGTGGCAACCGACCTTTCCCGTATCGTCTGGGCGCCAGAGCCTGACACAATCAAGTGGGCGCCGCTCAAGGAAGCCTTCGAGAAGAAGGACGCCGCCAAGGCCGCGGCGCTGCTGGCGAAGACCGGCAAGACCTTTGTGACGGACACCGGCCCAATCGCGGCCCAACACCTGAAGATGCGGACTTCGCGCGGGCGCATCAACCGCGGCGTCAAACCGTTCCTTGTGGCCTTCGCTGGCACGGCGATGCGCTACGTGAAGGACGTTCAGTCTCGGGTCGGCTGGGCCAAGGGCGGATGGGCGCGAACCCTGATTGCGGCCGGCGCAACCGTCCCTAGTTGGATCGCACGCCATGCGTCACAAGCCGGGACCGTCATTGCCAACTTCGGCCCGAACAACCCCAGCGTGACGGCAATCGCCTACGACGTGAAAATCCCGCGCTACCAGCAGATCGTCGACACGGCGGTTAAGACACGGGAGCGAATCACCCAAATGAAGATCGACCGCATCGTCTCAGGGAAGGCCGTCAACCTGGGGTTCATGGTCATCGAGGCGAAATAACATGCCAACCCGGACCACCCTCAAAGACCGGATCGTCGTCCTGATCAAGAACGGCTCCAGCGGGCCGGCGGCAGATCGCGTCTATGTCGGCCGCAAGAACGTCCTGCCGAGTGCCGCAACCAGCTTCCCAGTTGCCTACGTTTACATGCTCCGGGAGGACGTGGACACGCTGGACATGGGCGCCAGCGCGCGAAGCCAGCGTCGGGCGATGGTGGTTGCAGTGGACTTCTGGGCGAAGGCCGCGACATCCGCCTTGCTTGAGTCGGCGTTCGATACGGCGTGCTCGACCCTCGAAGGGCTCATCAACGCCGACACCGACCTAAGCGTCTCCCAAGCCGACATCGTTTTGACGAGCACGGAATATTTATACGAGGGCGACGAGGATCAACCCTTCGGCCGCGCCGCTATGCAATTCCGCGTCTCCTATCTTTCGACCGAGTAACCACTCCCAACCATGGCAACTTCAATCGGCAAAAACGGCGTAATGAAGGTCTCGACGACCACCGTCGCGGAGTTGCGAAACTACCGGCTCAACACGGCAGCGGACACGGTTGACGACACGGTGATGGGCGACACTTGGAAGACGAACAAGGTGACGTTCCTCAGTTGGGAAGTGTCGGGCAGTGTGTTCTGGGACCCGGCCGACGCCGGCCAGAATCTCCTGACGGTTGGCCAGCAGGTCACGGTCAACCTGTATCCCAACCTGACGGCACCGAACACCTACAAGCAGGGGCTTTGCTCCATCATCAGTTTTGAGAACTCGGGCGACAAGGAGGGCATGAACGAGGGCTCGTTCAGCGCCACCGGCAGCGGCGCCCTTTCGACGCTCACGGTCTAAGCCCATGAGCGAAGCACTCGACCAGATCAAGGCGCACTACGAATCACTCGGCCGTCGCGAGATTCATGTTCCCGAGTGGAATGACTTACGGTTCTTCGTCACACCGATAACCCCAGCCGAGCGCACCAAGATTTACAAGGGGTCGAGCGGTGACAACGACTACGGGGTCACGGTCAACGCGCTTATTGAAAAGGCGTCCGACAAGGACGGGAAGAAACTCTTCACGCTGGAAGACCGCATCCACCTGTTGAGCAAGTCGGATTCCGCTGTGCTCGTGCGAGTCTTCGCCGACATCATGGCCGGTGGTTCACCGCCAGCCGAAGTCCTAAAAAACTGATCGGCTCCACCGAGGGTAAGGGGCTGCTCTTTCATTATTCCCTCGCCGACCGTCTCGGAAAATCAGTGACGGAAATTCTAGAATTACCAGAGGCGGAACTGGAGGGCTGGGAGGCGTATGCCGCGCATTTGAACAGCTCCGCAAAGTAAAGGGACCATGGCGCAAGTATCCTTCACCATCTCGGCGATCGACAAGACGCGCGCCGCGTTTGCGAGCATCAATCAGGGGTTGCGCAGCTTGGTGAAGGGCGGCGACCAGACGGAGAAGAAGTTTGTTTCTATGGGGCTCAAGGCGGTGGGGCTCGGAAGCGTTCTTGCGGTCATCGGTTCGCAGGTGCGGAAGGTTGCGGAGGACGTTCGCGCGGTGCCGGGCGTAAGCGAGGACACAATCCGCTCGTGGGACCAAATGAAGGTCCGGGTCGGCGAGGTGTCCGGGACGCTGCAGCTCATGGTCGCAAACGCCGGGACTGGGCTCAACTCGCTGGCGAGCCTCATTCGCTTCGGGTGGATTGCGGCGCTGGATGGTGTAGCCGCAGCGCAGGCGGATGTCCTGTCCAACGAAAAGGCGATGGCGGAAACCGCCAAAATCTCTTCTGGCTACTACGATAAGTTGACCACGGCCACGGAGCGCCTGATGAAAGCCCGGCTTGATCTAAAGCACATCGGCGAAGGCGAAGGGGCGAGCATCACGCGGCGTCGGCAGGAAGCAGACCTACTCGACAAGAAGGCCGCCGGCATGAATGACGCGCTCAAGCAGACGGAGGTTCAGGCGCGGGCGACGGAACTGCGGACGGAAGCGGAACGCGACTACAACAAGCTGATGAAGGAATACGGCGAGCTGACCGGCGATGCCGTCACAGCGAACCGCAAGCTACTAGGGTCTCAGGTGTCGGTGACGGAGCGTGTCCACATGCTGGAGAGTGCGCTGTCGAAGGTGAACGCCGCCTTCAACAGCCTTAACGGAAACGATCCTGAAGTTCAGGAGCGGCGGAACTCACTGGTTAAACAACAGATCAAACTCACCGACGAACTCACCGATGCGTATCGGGATCAGCAGCGGGTTGCCATCGGCGCAGCCAACACCATCACGAGCGGCTTCGAGGATGCGGTCTTTGCTGGGGCTGACTTGCGCGACATGATCCGCGGCATCCGGCAGGATCTCGCCCGATATATTTTCAGTCAGACGATCACGAAGTCGGTCGGCGGGTTCCTCGCCAACGGAATCAACTCCCTACTCGGCGGCGGCGGACCCACGATTGACTTGGGCGGGCTGCGCGCTGCGGGCGGTCCGGTGTCGGGTGGGCGCTCCTACATCGTGGGCGAGCAAGGGCCGGAACTATTTACCCCTCAAGGCTCCGGCCTCATCACCCCAAATCACGCGATGGGCGGCGGCGGCAATGTTTACAACATCGACGCCCGCGGCACCGACGAGTCCGTTGTTCAGCGTCTGCAGCAAGCTTTGTTCGCGCTGGCTGGGCCGGGTGTGGTTGAGCGGCGGGCGATTGGGTCGGTGAGCGACTTTATGAAACGCGGGGCGAGGGCTTAACCGATGCCCGTGACCTACCCTTTATCCCTGACCGGCCTGCGTAACCCGCGCTCGGTTGTCATCCGCAAGCGCAGCGCGGTCGGGGTGAACGCTTCGCCCTTCACGTTCCAGCCCCAGGTCTATGCGTGGTCCGGGCAAATGTGGGAAGCGGACATTACGTTGCCGCCGATGCAGCGCGCTTTGGCCGAGGCGTGGGTTGCGGCGCTCGTGTCGCTGAACGGGCGCGAAGGCAATTTTCTCATCGGGCCAGACTACGCGAACACCTCACCGCGGGGCATCGGCACCGGGACTCCGCTCGTCATGGGCGCCAGCCAGACCGGATACGACCTCATCACGGACGGATGGACCGCTGGGCAAACCGGAATCATGAAGGCCGGCGACTGGTTCAGCCTCGGGACCACGAGCGCCGCCCGGCTCTACAAGGTCATGGTCGACGCCAACAGCAACGGCAGCGGTGTCGCGACGCTGACCATCTGGCCCAAGCTCCGCAGCAGCCCGGCCGACAACGCGGCATTGACCGTCACAAGCCCCAAAGGGCGCTTCATGCTGGCGAGCAACGAAACCGAGTGGTCAATCGACACGGCTGCATTCTACGGCCTGTCGTTTCGCGCGGTGGAGGATTTGCGCCCATGAGTCGCGGGTTGACGGCTGGATTTCTGACCGCTGCGGACGCCGGCACGGTTTACCCGATGCTGATGGCGTCGTTCGATTTCTCTGGGGCCCAAATCAATCTGCACACCGGGACGGGCGAGTTCTTTTACAACGGGCTCACATTCTCCGGCATCGGTGACATGGGTGGCATATCCGCCATTGAGGAGACCGAGGAGACGCGCGCCAACGGGTTAAACTTTTCACTGAACGGCATCCCGTCCGCGATGGTCAGCTCCATCCTTTCGGAGAACTACCGGAACCGGGTTTGTACGGTCGACCTGGCTTTGTTTGCGTCGCTGACAGCCACGAGCCCGATCACCGCGCCGGCGACCCTGTTCGTTGGGAGGATGGATCAGTGTTTCATGGATGACGATGGCGAGACTGCCACCATCAACCTGACCGCCGAGTCCCGGTTGGTTGACCTGCAACGCTCGCGCGAGCGCCGCTACACCGACGAGGACCAGCGGGCCAACCCATCGTTCACGGCGGATCTCGGCCTGCAATACGTGGCAGGTTTGCAGGATAAGGAGTTAATGTGGGGCGCCCACGGATCGGCTCCGGCGTCGACTGTAATACCAACCGCTCCCGATGGAGGGGAAGAGTGGTGAAACGCTTTCAAGACTGGCCCAAGCGGCTTCTGGCGTTGGTTGAGGAGCGTAAGCACGTTCCGTTCGCTTGGGGTTCGCAGGATTGCTGCCTCTTCGCTTGCGACTGCGTTGTGGCTATGACCGGCGAAGATCCAGCCGAAACCCTTCGCGGTTATACCGACAATGTAGGCGCAGACGAAGCTATTTCCCAATTTGGGAACCTCGAGGCTTTGGTTGAAGCCAAGTGCGCCGAGTTTGAATTTAAACAACTGTCGACGCCGCTAAAGGGTCAGCGCGGCGATCTGGTCTTGTTCGACAACAACAGCAACCCGGCAATCGGGGTTTGCATTGGGGGCGCCGTGGCTTTCGCTGGCCGCGACGGGTTAGAGTTTCATCCGCTGCGCGATTGCCGGCGGGCATGGAGGGTTGGCTAATGCCACAAGCAATCCCGTTTGTGGTTAAGGTGGTGGGGGTCATCAAGGCGATCCTAGCCTATAAGGTCATTGGTGTTACCATTGCCACAATCGCCAAGGTTGCGATTGCGGTTGGATCGTATGCCTACTCCCGATCTCAGGCGAAACGGGCACAGCGGGCAATGGCGTCGATGGACAACAGCCGCGGGCTCAGCATCCGCGAACCCGCAGCCTCACGCCGAATCCTTTACGGGCAAATGAGGATGGGCGGGACGATGGTTTTCGCCGACACGTCCGGGACAAACAATGAGTTCCTTCACCAAGTCATCGCGCATTGCGACGGCCCCAACGAAGAGATCGGAACGGTTTACCTGAACGACGAGACGGTTCCGCTTGATGGCAGCGGCAACGCTACCGGAAAATATGCCGGATACTTTACGGTTAAGAAGCACCTTGGGGCCACGACGCAGACCGTGGACACGGATTTACAGACGGCGGTTGGCTCTGGTACTTGGTCGAACAACCACCGGCTCCGCGGCATTTGTTATTCATACCCTCGCTTAAAGCATAACCCCGATCTGTTCCCTTCTGGGCTGCCGAACTATTCGTCAATCCTGAAGGGCCGGAACGATATCTACGATCCGCGCGATGCGTCGACTGGTTACTCGACAAACCCGGCGCTCTGCCTTCGCCACTACCTGTTGCTTCCGAAGGCTGACGGCGGGCTTGGGGCTAGCGCGAGCGAGATAGACGAAGATGCTGTTATCGCCGCCGCCAACATTTGCGACGAGGACGTGGACCTGAATCCATCAGGGACCGAGAAGCGATACACGATCAACGGGGTTGTGGACACAGCGAACGAGCCTGGCGCGACCATCGACGCTATGTGTTCCTCGATGGCCGGCATCTGCCCCTATATCGGCGGCAAGTTCAAGATGAAGGCTGGGGCGCACACGTCTTCTGTCTTCTCGTTTACCGAGGATGACATCACCGGGAAGGTTTCATTCCAGACGCGCGACTCGATGCGCGATGCCTTTAACGGCGTCAAAGGAACCTACGTCACATCCGATAACGACTACCAGGTCTCGGACTTCCCGCCTGTTGTCAACGCGACCTACACAACCGAAGATGGAGGCGCCCGAATCTGGAAGGACATCGCCCTCGGCTTCACCACAAGCCCAGCAACGGCTCAACGTATCGCGAAGATCGAGCTTGAGCGCAGCCGACAGGACATCGTCGTCACGATTGAAACGAAGCTGGGCGCCATTAACGCGCACGCGGGCGATATCGTAGATCTCACACTGGCCCGCTACGGCTGGACAAATAAACTCTTCGAAGTCACCAACAGCCAGTTCATCGTGAGTGACAGCGGCGACGGCCCGACGCTTGGCTTACGCTGGACCCTGCGCGAGACGGCGGCGGCTGTGTGGGACTGGAACAGCGGCGAGGAAACGGTGGTCGACTTGGCACCGAATACGGATCTGCCGGACCTGTTTACGGTGGCGACGCTCTCGGGGTTGACGCTCTCGCAAGCTGGCTTCCTTCAAACGGACGGCACATGGCAGCCACAGGTTGCAGTAAAGTGGACTCAAGCGACCGACACCTATGTCCTCAACGGCGGGATAGTGGATCTCGAATACAAGGCGATGGCGAGCGTCACTTGGCTGGTTCGGGATGGCGCTATCCGCGGCGACGCTACGGATGCGCTGATTGGTTCCGGCATCACGGCCGGCTCAGGCATCAACGTCCGGGCGCGCTTTGAGAACGTCCGCTTTGTCCGCGGGGCTTACTCAAGCACATCCACAATTACGCCAAGCTCTGACACCACTACGCCGAACGCACCAACGAGCATCGCCGGGAGTAACTCGGCGGCAGACATGGCCCGCGTTGCTCCATTTTATGCCGGAGCTGGCGGGGCCAAGTATTTTGCCGGGCTTCTTAAATGGACCCTTTCGACATCCAAAAATGTCGCTTATCAGGAAGTCCAGAAGGATGTTGGCGGCACCCTTTACACAGTGCCGTCCGGGCAAACCGAGTTCCCTTATTCAGGTAACATGATTAACGCTCCGGCCGGCGAACTGTGGCGCGTGCGCGCAGTCTCGTTCTTCGGCACTGCGTCGTCTTGGGGCACCGCTTCCAGTAACTCGGTTACATCCAACTACGGCACATTGGACATGGCTGAGCAGGCAAAGAGCGCCGTCAATATCACGGGCGGCGCCTCCATCATGGGCGGCTTCGAAGCCAACCAGACGACCGCCGTCGACGTGCGCGGGGTCAACTTCCGGGTTTACAGCGGCGGGACGCAGAACGCTCGGATCGATTACACGACGGGCGAGTTCTACATTCAAGGCACGCGGATTCTGACGACGCAGCAAGCTACACCGACAACACTGGGCGACGTTATCTCAGCCGGACAAGCCCACGGGCTCTGGGCATAATTTATGGCACTCAAGCAGGCAATTACCTTACCGAGCGGCGCGAGCGGGGATTATCTCCGCATCGACACATTTGAGTTTAATCGTCGGGCGAGACGGGCACAGGCTCACGTTGCGCTGTTCAAAGATGAGGCCCGCGCTGACGAGTTTCCTGATTACCCACTGGCCGTTGTCAGTATCCTCGATCTGGCGGGTGACAAATACGACGAGTATCTAGGTGGCGATGCCCTTGCTGCGGCTAACTGGAATATCGTGGGCCAGCTCTACGCGGCCATCAAAGCCGAACCGCTTCGCCCGATTAACGGGATAGTGTTGTCGGAGATCGCTAAGGCGCAGGACGCCTAGGGTTCTTGGCGGGGCGCCGCACTGGGGCGCCGGATGCCGCTG